CGGCAGAGGTAAAGTAATCATGCCGCTTTCCGCGTCGTAATAATGTGTAATTAGAATAGGTGTCCGGCCCATCGCCTTTATCCACAGTAACACTGTCTTGTAAATTCTCATCACGGAACCATTCGTTCCAAATGAGATTGTACGCTCTTGTAAATAAGGCCGAATGGGTAACCGTACTTGAAGCATCTACTTGTCCTGCCGTTGGCAGCCCCATGTAATCTTGCAGTGAATTCACCGCATAACCACCAGTTGGGCTGGTCATTGTCGGTATCGTGTAATCAATACTGCTATCTGGGTTCGGGTCTCTCTCACCCATAAATCTTTGCCAATTCGACCAAACAAGTCGATTAGGTACAAAGAAAAAGAAGGTGTCCAGGTACATATTGTCCATAACTGGGAAGAGTGGGGTAGCCAGTCGTGTAAACGCCGTCATCCGACAGTTAAAACTGTCACCTGGCAACACCTCGTCCACATAAATTGGGACTAAATTGCCCGCGTCAAAAGCCGTCTTCAACGTTTTCTGCGCGTTAAACTTCGAGCGGGGTATTTCCGCTCGAGGGATCATTGAAAACTGGTGTGCATCCGCACTCCGATTCCTATGCATCATTGCCATGTCATTTCACCTTTTGTATGTATCCTTCGCGATCTTTCCATCGCTGCCAATAATCTCTTTCAACCTTTGGAACTTCCAAAGTCTCCTTAGTCAAAACCCATTTAGATAACGCATGAATAAAAGCAACATTTGCACCCGGCAAATTAACCAAATCCCTCAGATTACAATCAACTTTCATGCGCAACCTCCGTCTTCAAACTTGCGCAATTCGCTAATTTTTCAGCTTTATCAAACACAGACATAACTCCTGTCTGTTCATCCCATGAACCTATTACGAATAGGTCAAAATCAGATGCGTGATTAAACAATTGCGCATTTTGCGGATTGTTTACTGCATCTTGAAATTCTCTTAAGGCGACACCCCTTGTTGGTGGATAGAAGGGATCTTTATATGCATTTGCTACATTGTCGTACAAAACTACTACTGGCTTTTCCATCATAAGTTCCTTTGTAATTGCTTTAATTTCGCTTGGAGCACTTTTTGACGTGCGCCAAGATCTGGTTGTTGTTCCTCGCATTCTTTAACTCCTTGCAACGCACGCGACTGCTGAACAAATTCGTACAGATCCGGTGCTTGCTGCTCTAATCGTTTGAAGTAATAGCGGGGTGGTTTTGCTTTGTGTCCGTTTACTACTACGTAGTCGTGCGGAAACACATCGTTTCTATATTTATCTATAAAGTTTGCGCCGATGCCTGGCTTTAAACTCATCTTGTTATATTCAGGAACCCGTGGCATCACTTCACCGGTTTCCCAATCAATAACTTGTCCTTTTGTATTTTCCTCCTCATTCATCTTTTTCATCACATAACGTGCAACATAAGCAGCAGACTCAAAAGTGACATCACCAACAGAACTAAAACCGTGCGGCCATAAGCTTTCCAGCTGTGCCGAGCGATAGAGGTTAGAACCACTGTTAGTTCGTCGAAGAAACTCAATATCCTCAAAAGCAATATTGAAGAGACAAGCGTGGTAGTGAGGACGGCCACCGTGCGTCCCATACTCACCAGCCATGTAAAAACGAATTGGAGCAATACTTTTCCCAGTTCGAACATCAATGTTCTCCTTGTGTCCTTTAAATCGTTTTCTTAGCCGCTTCATAAACTTCTGAAAATCCGAATGTTTCAAACTATTCCACGCTGGCGTTTCTTCATACGTCAACGTTATGAAACAATTTCTTTCCCACAACTGGGCCTCGTGCATGCACCGTACGGCCCACTGTCTCGATCTCTCGAGCAGACAACCTTCGCAATGTCCGCAAGGAAGCTTTAATTCTTGTACCGCGTCGTTTCGTCGCCAAAATACAACTTCCTTTTTATCTGTCCGCCACGCCTGGAGCGGGCTGAAACACGGCATTGTTCAAAGTCGCCATCCACCGCGCATTGGATTACTGCGCAGGTTTGCCACTTTTGTCTTACTTACTTGCTTTCTAAACTTGCTGGCCGATCGGCCTTTGTTTACGCTCATTCGCTTAACTGGTCGCATAACGCTCTCCTAGTTTTGTGCGGTCGCACATTTTTGTCGCATAATCATTATTAAGTTCAATAACTTACGCTACATGTTGTTACAACCTACTCTACTTTGTTCCCCTCGTACACTTATACTTTAGTACGGGGGGCCCTACCCTTCTATTAAAACGGGTGTCACCTAGCACACTTTAAAATCAAGTACATCCGTGTGCTACTGACGCGGCCCCTTATTCAGGGGCCTTGTCTGCATCGACCGCTGACGCTGGGTCGACGCTACCTTTGTCCGCTTTCGCGGCTTCCTTTTCCTGCTTTTTGATCTCTGCCTGTTTTGCATCGACCATCGCAAGAAACTTCTCCGGATCATTATCGACTGCTTGTCGAACTTCTCCCGGCAATGAAAGAAACGCCTCATCAGCTTCTTTCATAATATTCTGCAACTCATGGTAATCCTTTGGAATTACCGTTGCATCAAACTCCTTCCAATTCACT